CATCCCTACAGTCATGTCGTGCTCCTGCGGTTGTCACTGATGCTGGGCATCGGGTCAGCCCTTCTTGTTGGCGGTGGTTTGCTTCTTCGGTGCGGCAGCGGTCACGTCTGCGACTTCACCGGTACGGCGCGTCCCTTCGGCAGTCCCGCCGGGATGTCGTCCTGCTTGCGGCACCACGCGCGCGAGGCCCCGGTCACCCTGCGCGCCGACCTGTTCGGCGAGCTTGCGCCCACGTCAGGCCGCGCTCAACCCGCAACGCGCGGTAGTTCGCCGCAACATCATCTTCGATAGGGGCCATCACGCCACCTTTCTGAGAGGCCGCCGGTAAGGCAGTGCGACATTGGCACGCGTTGCCTTACCGGCGGTGGGGGTGCTACTTCTTCGGTGCGTTCGCCGGGACCTGCGCAGCGACGACCGGCACACCCGCCTTGACAGCGTCCCGCTCGTCCTTCGTCGACAGCGGGTTGAACGCCAACTCGGTCAGGAGCTTGGAGTCCCGCCCGGCCGCGTCCTTCTGGGCCTTCTCGTGCGCCGCGCCGTTGGCCCGCAGGTAGTCCGCCAGCGCCGGGTCCTGCACCGACACCTGCGAGGCGACCTGATCCCAGGACAGTTCCCGCTCGGTCTTGAGCTGGACGTAGTTGTCCATCGTGTCGCCGGTCGGGTCGGCGACGGTGACCGCGACGACCTGGTTGTGGGGTGTCGTGTGCGTCGGGTACTCGACACCGTCCTTGTTGTACAGCTCCGATACAGCCATTGCGTGATCTCCTTTAGATGAGGTGAGGCGTCTCACCGCTGAGTGCCTGTCTGACTAACTCGGGGTAATGCTCGACAACCCACACCGCGAGATCCTCGGGACGTTGACCCTTCGGCTGCGAAGTGATCCACAGTTCGAGGTTGTCGGGGCGGTTGTCGTCCTTGCGCCCGTTCTTGTGATGCACGTTCTCGTAAGGCATCAACTGCCTGCCGAGCAACTGCTCCATCAACCACCGGTGTTCGAGGACGCCGCGGCCGTTGATAGTTCGGCGGATGTAGCCCTGAGGTGTGCGGTTGTTCTTCTGCGTCCGCACACCGAGCGGGCCGCCTTCGACGCCGGTCCGCGTGAACCGGTCATAGTGCCCGGCGCACATGCCGCGCGAGGCGTTGGCCCGCTTCCCGCACCCGTCGATCACGCACGGGTCGGTTGTTGCGCGCTTGGTCCTCTGGTATTCGCGACCGCGGCGGAGTCGAACGGCCTGGTATTCGGGTTCGTCCTTGTGCGCGGCGTGGTGCTCGCTCGCGCGGCGCCGGTTGGCTTCCTTCCGGCAAGCCGGGCATACCTTCGCAGGTCTGCCCGGCTTGCTCGGAAGGGTCGTTCCGCAGATCGCACACTGTGTCTCTGGCATACATGTAGTCTACCAGAACATAGCCGCAATCTTTAGAATGTCGGCGCAATCAAGCCGAATCCGGCGGTTCCAGCGTTCCCACCGACGATACCTACGGCTGTAGGGTACCTTCCAGCAGTGAAAGCTATGTAGCCGTAAACTACCAGCTTAATTGTGAGCTGGTTGCCGAGGGTCTGTTCGAAGCGGAGTTCCTTCGGCATCCCGTCGCCGTCTTCCCACAGCAGCAGGTCGGTGTTGCGGTAGACGATGACCTGGTCCTCTAGGGCCGGTGCCGACCGCGGTCGGGATTGATGCGTCGAGGATGACGGGTAGGCCCTGCATCCAGCCGACTGCCTGCTTCCCGCCGATGTCGTCGGGTGTCCCGTCCTGTACCGCGAAGGCGTTGAACGGCCCGTTGGTGGACGGGAGGACCAGCGGACGCCCGGTGGTGTCGACCTGGCCGACCATCCAGTACCACCGACGTGGGTGCATCGCGATCACGGTCGGGGCCATGAATCGGGTCGTGGCCACGGCGTTGAGTTCCCCGGCGGTCTTGGTGTAGAACGTCGTCGGTGTCGCCGCTGCGGCGAACGCGGTCGCCTGGTTGACGCCCGCCGTGTTCAGGACGCCGAGTACCTGCCCCGCCGAACCGGACCCGGATAGTACCTGGACGTCGAGGGCGACGCCGTAAGCACCGGAGAGGTCGAGGTAGATCAGGGCGTCGATGCCGGGGGTGCCCCGCTCGATCGACTGCCGTGACACGTCCTGCTGCCCGGCGATGGTCGCCACGTTCACGGTGACGTTCGCCCACACCTCATCCGTGGAGGACACCGACGTGTTTTCTGTGGCCTGCACAGCGGCCGAGGCACCTGTCGTGCCGCGCGGGATCTGGAACTGCGTCCCCTGATCGGGGATCTGCAACTTTTGGCAGGTGTTCGCGAACGGCCTACCTGCCCGCACCAGCAGTGCGGCCTGGTCGGTGAGGTACTGCGGGACGATCAAACCCGCGAACGACCCGGTCGTGGTGGCGCGTTCGGTCATCTCCCCGTGGGCGACGACCTCGTTGCCGTGCCGCTCGAGGCGTTCCCTCGCGCCCCGGTTCTGCTTGAACTCCGACAGGTATGCGTCGCGGAAGAACGACGCCGTGCCACTGGCGTCGGCACGCGCGGTGTAGGTGCGGGGCTCGCTGGTGACCCTGGCGCTGTCGCCGTAGTGCGGTGCACCCGCGGCCGGGTGGAACTCGCGGGACAGCAACGCCGCCGCGTCGTCGCGGGACTTCTCCGTCTCGAGTTCGGTGACACGTTCGGTGAGCAGTCCGCGGGCAGTGTCCAGGGCCGTGATCTTCTCCTGCGCGGCGCGGACAGAAACCGCTTCCGCCTCGGACGGGTCGCGTCCGGTGTCGGCGAGGCACGCCGCCCGGACCGTTTCGATGGACGCACGGTGGGTGTCGCGTTCGGCGAGGTTCGCCGCGACGCTGGCCCGTACCTGCGCGATGAGCTGATCGATCGTCATGATGACGACGTCCTTTCATTTGCAGATGGTTGGGGACCTGTTGCGACAGGCGGTGACTCCCAGACGGGCCGTGGCGCGCGTGGTGTCCCTACGTGATGCGTGCAGGGTCGAACACCGCCACACCCGTTGGGTGGGCGGTTGCTTGTGGGGCCGGTTAGACCTTGACGGCGAGCAGGTCGCCGTAACTCATCGACGGGGCCGCGCCGCGACGCCGCAGTTCGCGTGCGACCGCGTTGGCGTGGGTGCGGAGCACGTCCAGGGTGAGCGCCGCCAGCTCCGACACGTCATCCGCGTCGGGATTCGGGACCTTCAGGTACCCGGCGAGGGACTCCTGGGCTTCGTCGACGATGTTGTCGACCGCGGAGAACCACGCCATCGCCTGCGTCAGCATGTTCACGTCCTCGACGTCGAGGGCACGCCCGACCTGAAGTTTCCCGGCGAGGCTGCGAAGCGTCGCGGTGGTGTAGGGGTTGGCGCCGTAGCCGACGATCGACACGTCGCCGCGGTGAATGTCGGCGGCGTTGATCCGGAACTCGGTGTAATCCGGTGACCACATGCCGGCGGTGATGGAGAACCGGAACGACATTTCGTCGATCAGGCCGGACCGGAGCTTCGGGGCGATGTAGGCGACGTCCGCGTCGTCCTTGTCGAGGTTGGGGGCGTCGGCCGCCAAGCCGATGTCGTCCTCGGCGAGTTGCAGCGTGCCGTTGGTGGTGCGGGCCAGACGCCGTATCGGGTCGTGGCCGATGACGAGCGGCACGTCCAGACCGGGGGTCTTCAGGGTGTCGCCGAACGCACCGGCGGACGTGATCTCGGAGTACGGGCCGAACATGTCGAACATTTCGTACGGCTGTTCGGTGACTGACGGGTAACCGTGGAAGTCGAGCCCACCGCCAGCCGTGGAGTCGCGGACGACGATGGGGCGTTTCGTGACGGCCCGTGACGCGGTGAACGCGCCCGGCGTGTCGGAGCAGCGCCGCTCACGCGGCCGCGCCGCGGGCGCCGGCGAGGCGGCCTTGCGGGCCTGCGCGGCCCGCTCCAGCAGTTCGGTCATGGGGTGCTCCCACTGTCGTTGATTTGGGCGTTGATCAGTGCATCGGCTGGGGCCGGTTCGCCGGGGACGGGGCCGCCGGTGGGGAACAGCCGGTCGAACTCGGCCATCTGCTCCTCGGTGAACGGTGCCCGGTTGTCTTCGGCCCTGGCCTCGGACGGCGCCAAGGTCCGGGACGTGATCTGGGCACCGAGCATCGCCGCCAGCGAGGCCGGGTCCATCCGCAGCAGCGCCTTCTCGTTGAGTTTCGCGAACCTGGGGCGGGGCAGCGACTTCGACAGCGCCCACTCGCGGCGGATAATCGCCGGG